CCAGAGCGAACGCCGCACCGGCGTTGTCGTAGTGGGCTGCGGCCGGGCGACCGGACAGGAGCTCGTCGGCGTGCCCGCAGCCCACCGTGAGCCGGCCGACCGGCAGGCGCTCGCCGTTGTCCAGGCGCACGGCCGGGCTGGTGTGGAACTCGCGGTAGTTCGAGAAGTTCCGCGGCACCATCGTGCAGTCGCTCTGGACCGAGCGGTGGCAGGTGCCGAACCCGGCCAGGTGCCCGAAGATCCGGCCGGTCTTCTCGTCGATCTGCGGCAGGGTGAGCTGCGAGAACTGCGGGTCCTCGAACAGCGTGTGGTCGTAGACCTTGGGCGCGAATGCCTGCTGTGCACTGGCCACGAGAGATGCCCCCCTGAAACTGCGCTCCGGATCGAGCTTGAGCCGAGTGTCGAAGGCCGGCGTGCTGACCATCGTGGTGCCGATCTGCGTGGCCTTGGTGAAAGTGACGAAGTATTCGCCCTCACCCCAGAACACCGCATCGAACCAGGCGTCGTCGTCGAGCTCGTTGCCGTCGCGGTCGGTGAAGATGTAGTTCGCATCGGAGAGGTCCACCGACGGGTTGGTGACGCCGTGGGCGCTCTGGTAGGCCATCCGGTCAGCCTCGGGGGTGTTGAGCAGATAGCCGCTGCCCAGCACCTGATCGCCCTCGACCCGGCCGCTCTCGATGACCCCGACGGTGTACGAGTCGTCGTGACCGTCCTTGGACTTCTCGCACCACATGAACGGCTGCGGGAAGGTGCGGAACGTGTAGGCGATGTCTTTGGCCAGCATCCGTCCGTCGGCGGTGGGGGTGCCCACCAGGGCCAGCGGCTGGTCGGTGAACGTCCGATACATGTTCGCGGGGTCGACCTCGGCGGGTTCCTCGTCGGAGTCGCTCAACTCGGCGACGATGGTGGTGCCGTCGGCCTCGACGTCGCCCATCGCGGCGGTGAGCGTCTGATCGGTGGTGTCCTCGGGGTCCATGCAATCCTCCTGGTGTCGGTGCGACGGTAGCGACGGGCGGTGTTACCCGCCGTCGACCACCGTCGCGGTGAGCTGGCGACGCACCTCGCGCATCACCTGGGACCGGAACTCGTCTCGATCGGTGCCGATCATGGCCAGCACGTCGTCTTCCAGGGCGTCGTCCCAGCCGGTCACCAGCTTCGGGATCTCTGCCGCGTCAACGGGTTCCATGACGAGGTGGAACTCGTGCGGTTTCAGACCCCGCAGCCGGGCCTTGGACGCCGGGTCATAACTACGCCGACGCTTGCCGGCCAGCTCCAAGGCGCGGGTGACGAAGACCCGGACGAAAGCGCCGGCGTGGTCACTGACGACGCGGCTGCCGACATCCTCCTTGCGGCCACGCTTCCCCTGGTCGTAACCGGGGTCCTCGCCCTCGGTCTGGGGATCGTTGCCTTCGTTGGTGGGGTCGGCCTCGCCCGGCGCGGCTGAGCTGCCGCCAGCGATCGCAGGCTGCGGGAAGTCGATCGACTGAATCGAGCTGTCAAGCAGCGGCAGGAACTGCAGGAACAGGTTCGGGTCCTTGGACACCGCGTCCTGGGCCCACTTGCGCCAACCATCCAAGGTGCTCAGGTCGTAACCGGTGGCGCCCAGCCCGAGGTACTCGCGGTAGGCCTCGGCGGTGATCACGCCGCGATCGAAAGCGTTCTGGGCGTCGTCGGTCTTGTCCGGGTCACCGGTGAGCTGGCTGGTGTCGTACCACAGCACGTACTTCTCGGGGTCGAACCCCTCGGCGACGAGCAGCTTGCGAAAAACCTTGGCGTTCAAGGCCTCGCACATCAGATCCATCATCGGCTCGATGTGCAGCTGCACATCGTTGTCACCGATCTGCCAGGCCGACCAGTGGTTGGTCGAGCTGCCCAGTCCCAGAAGGCGTTCGGGCGAGACGTTCAGCCCCATCGCGAGCCGGGCGATGGCGTCGTTGCGGGTCTTGAGCGCGACCTCGGTGACATCGTTGTCGAACTTGAGGTGGCTGATCTTGGCGATCATCTCGCCGGGCACGCTGGCGAACAGCGGGATCAGCGCGGCGTGGGACTCGGGGTCGTCGTAGGCCGCGGCGGCCGCCGCATAGAGCAGGTTGCTCAGCTCCTGCACCGCCGGTGTGCCGCGCAGCTCCACCACACCGGGCGCTCCGACCGGCTTATCAGCCGCGGTCGGGCCCAGCGACATCGGCAGGCTCATCTCCTGCGGGACGAACACCACGCCGGCGCCGATGAGCCGTGAATTGCTCGCGTTGGCAATGGTCTTGGTGGTTCGGGCGATCTCGCGCAGAGGGTCCAGCGAGGCGCGCACTGCCGAATCGGGCTGCTTGGCCCGGCGGGGGTGGGCTTTCCACACCCGCCACAATGAGTCGTCTCCGGTCAGCTCGTAGGGCGGTGCACCCTCCTCAGGCACTTCGATGATGGTCTTGGCGCCCTGCTTGCGGATCTCGTCACGCGAGAGGGCCAACCACCGCCCATTCGGATAGTCGTTGCCGGGCGGGAAGATCACCGACTGGAACGTCTCCCCCGGCACTGCCAGGCATTCGACCGAGCGGTGGATGAACTGGTTCGCCCCGATGTAGGACCCGCCAACCGACTGAGCGATCTCGTTGACCCGGCGATTGCTGCACCGCCCCGTCGGCTTGCCGCGGTCATCGAGTTCGGAGGCGATGAACGGCGCCCGCGCACACGCGCCGGCCAGCCAGCCGACGTAGTAGCGCAGCTCGGCGACCAGGTCCATGAACTCCCAGGCCTCGGTCTGCCAGCCGGTGCGGCCGGAATACGAAGCGGCCGAAGACCGGTACTGCGGCTGCACACCGGTGAGCATCTGACTGGAGGCGACCAGCGAGCGGCCGGGGGAAGTTGCGCCGCGAGGTCGCCGAACTAGACGCAGGTCACGGGCCGACACGGGCGTCACGGTAGCGAGGGGCGGTGATTACGCTCCGTCGCTGCATTCTTCGCACGTGCAGTCGCCGCGATGCATCGAACCGACCTGGTCGATGTCGACGTCACCCCAACCGGTCATTGCGCTGCGCACTCCACAGGATGACCGCCGACAACACGATGAACCAGGCCGAGAACACGAGCGCCGCGATCTCGGCGCCGTGGAAGGTGGCGGTGAGCACGATCATCGGAACGACCGCCAGCACCAGCACCTGGATAGTGAAAGCCAGCAACCGATCGGTACGGGTCTTCGGAACTGCCAGCGGCACACCGCAATTGGGGCAGCTCGGGAGTATTTTCATACCCGCATAATACCTACATTTGTGGTATTGTCACATTCATGGCCCGAGTCATTGGATTGGACACCAGCCTCACCGGTACCGGCATGATGGTCGTGCAGCGCAGCGCGTCCGATGCAACGTTGAGTGGCTGGCGCGCAACACCCCGGCTGATCACGACGACCAAAAAGGCCGACGGCTTCGCTGACATCCACCGCCGTGTCAAAGACATCACCCGCGTGATCGACATGGAGCTGGCACTGTTGCCGACCCTCGTGGTGATGGAAGCCCCGGCTTTCGCCATGCGCGCCTCCAGCCACCAGCATTCCACCGCCTGGCTGTGGGGCGCGGTGTACGGGGCCTGTGTCAACCGGGGCATCCCGGTGCTCACCCCGACCAGCAATCAGCGGATGCAGTACGCCACCGGTAAAGGCAACGCGGACAAGGACGTTGTCCTGGCCGCGGCGATCAAGCGCTGGTCCACCGTGGACATCGTCAACAACAACATCGCCGACGCGATGGTGTTCGCGGCCATCGGCTGTCGCGCGCTAGGGATACCCATCGACGATGTACCGCCCACGCACTACATCTCGAAGAAGAACGGCAATTGGATGGAGAAGCTGGCCGCATGATCGCTCACACCGCCCTGACCCTCGGGATCTACGTCCTGGCCGCCATGCGCCTAACCCGGCTGATCAACTACGACAAGATTCTGGACCCGCTGCATCAGGCGGTTGGCTGGCGCGCACGCGATTTCGAGGACCGCTCCGACGCCGAGCGCCACCGCTGGTCGAAGTTCGGGGTGTTCCTGCACTGCCCGTGGTGCGTGGGCATGTGGATCTCCCTGGCCGGCGCGGGTGTGGTCGTCTGGATCCTGCACCGGCCGTGGTGGGTGTTCCTGCCACTGGGCCTGGCCTGCTCGCAGATCATCGGCATGGCCCGCCGACTCTCCGAGGACGACGAGGAGATCACCTTCGAGGCAGTGACCGAGTGAAAGTCCACGATCGCTACTACTGCCCCGGATGCACCGGCCGATACGTCGTTGTCGACGCCACGTGCCCGGTCTGCCGGGTGGAGATGCGACCTATCCGCGCCGTCCGCATACCGGCCACGCCCCAATCCCCTGCGTGCGCAGCACGTTCTCGGCGATCCGGATCTGCTCGGCCCGCGAGGCCTGGTGTGGCATCCCGGATCCTCCGTGTGATCGCCACGTTCCAAGCGTGAACTGCAGTCCGCCGTAGAACCCGTTGCCGGTGTTGATCGCCCAGTTCCCGCCGCTCTCACACGCCGCCACTGCGTCCCAGTTCACGCCCGGATGCGCGTGAGCGACAACGGGTACCGCCAACAGGGCTTGGACGGCGAAAATGGCGGCGAGGGTGAGTCGAATCTGCTTCATAGTCACCCGACCCTGCGGGCCCCGGGTGCAACAGAATCGTCATTGACTGCGAAAGGGCAGGCCAGGGCGGCGATTTCGGACGCTGCGGGTGAGCCACTCGGGCGCGACCTGACGCTGTTGATGCAACGGTGAACCGTACTGGGTCGATCCCGTGCCCATCCGGCTCAGGCGCCAGTCGCAAATCACCGCCGCCGCAACGCGATCCGGGCAGTGCTGGCCGGCATTCCAGTCGGCCGCCTGGTCCTCGAACGTGGCCAGCTTGAACTCGACTA